GAAGAACTGACTGATGTCGGCATCCAGTACCCAGTTTACGTTAGTGCGTACCAGCCCTGTGGCCAGTGCGTCCAGTGCATCGTGCTGGCTTCGCCCGGGTCTGAACCCGTATGAGAACCCCATAAAGTCGTTTTCATAGACTGCGTTCAGGATTTTCACCAGCGCATACTGGACGATCTTGTCCTCCAGCGAGGCGATGCCGAGCGGGCGTTGTTTTCCATCCGCTTTTGGGATGTAGTGACGCCTGCCGGGCTGCGCCCTGTAGCTGCCCTGATGTAGCCTCCGGTGCAGATCTGTTATGTTGTTCTTCATGTTTCCGGCGTAGTCCATCCACCTGATGCCATCCACTCCGGCGGCCGCTTTCCTGCTCAGGGAGAGGAATGCGGCTTCCAGTGCTTCGACTGTCAGCAGGTGGAACAATGCTGTAAACCGTTCTTTCTTCCGCTGCTTCGCAGCTTCCCGCACGCGTGACAGCCTCTGTGACATGCTTTCCCGGCTCTGTGTCCGGCGCATGTGTGGCTGTTCCGCGTTCCCCTTGGCCCCGCTCCTTCGCTCCACTGACTCCGCTCCTTTCGGGTTGTTCGCCTGCTTCGCCGCTACTATGAGCGAGTCCGACTTCTCCTCTCCGTACATCACCGGCTATGACTCCTCGTCTTCCCGGTGCGGGCCATCTCCGACACTGGCAGATGGTCAGAGGGGAGATCTCCCGGTTCCCGCGTAGAGATCGTATTGACATGCCAGGGTCTCAGACCCCGCCGGGTCCATGTGGCACTCGCAGTATCGCACCCTATGATGTTGCCTTCCGTTAACAGTACAACGTCGGCACCCGGTAATTTAATATACATTTCGTGGCTCAATGGCTGGCCTGTCAACACCCCTGTCAACGCTTCGCCCCATACCTCGCGGTATGCAACGCATGACTCGGGGACCTTGTGGATTGCTGGTCCTTCAATGGTCGGGGACTTTCACCCCTTGATCTCTAACCGGTCTCCCGGCGCACACTGTTTATATTTACAGTATATAATAATATTACTGATGTAAAACGTTTTTTTACGTTCATCAGCCTGATATGCCTGGTATTATTAAGAGCACGAATTGTTAACCCGCGTAATTAATACAGGTTTCGCCACTTATCATCTTCCTGCAAACGCTGGTTCCGATAGAAGATACGCAGGCCTGCTCCTGATGGAATACTGCCGCCGCGAAGGAGTAAATCGACCTCTTTCTCGCTGCCATCAAATCCTCTGGACTTCAGTTCATAGACGAGCTGCTGTCGCTGATGGTCTGTAATTCGCTGTTTGTAGTCTTTACGCCGTTTCGGTTTCACCAGGCGTAACCTTGCAGCCAGTTCCCGGCGCTCTTTTTTGCTCATACTGTGCAGGTAATCGTGCAACTCCTTGTCATCCATGCGGGTAATGTCCGTCCTGGTATCCCCATCAGCTGATTTGTCTTTCCCTTGTTGGTTCAAATTTTCAGCAAGGGGACAGTTATTGCCACGAGTCCAAGGGGCGCAAGCGCCCTGGTCGGCTGCCGCCTCCTGAACGTCAACGGCCTTACGAACCATTTTCCACTTCACTGCATGAGTGCAGATCTTGCCCTCTGCAATGGGTGACCAGATGCCATAAATACGAATACCGTGATCGCCATAGGCGGTCGGCTCTTCGTTAATTTCATAAGCAGTTCTGATGAGGTGATATTTACGGGGAACCAGTACACCTCCCTGCTTCATGATATAGGTGGCAAAACAACCAGCATCAGCAGCAGCCAGAATGGCATCAAGGCGCGGGTTATCCAGTACCGGCACACCTGCTTTTTTGTCACCCTGCTGCCTTGCCGCCTGACCAGCCAGCAATCGCAGTTCACGGTAAGCCTGACGCCCCGGAATACCAAAGAAGCGGAATTGCTGAACACGATGCAAAGACGCCCAGGCATTCACGTATTCAGCGTTATCACGAAGAGATTTACCCGTTTCCTTGCTGATCTCGCCAGCCAGACCACGCCCGTCAATGTTCTTACTGATGTATTTCGCTATGTAGCTTGTCGGCGTTCCTTTGCGCGGGTTAATCAGCTCAGACTTAAAGCGCGGCCCCGTGTTATTGCCCAGCTCCTCGCGGTCTTCACGGATAGCAAACTTACGCAACAATGCAGTAATGGCGCGGCGGTCTTTTTTGCGCATGAAACACAACAGGTGCCAGTGAACTGTGCCGTCGTGATGCGGCTCAGCCACCCGCACGCCATACCAGCGCAACCCGGCTTTGTGCATCGCCTTACGAAATGCAGCAAACATATCGACCAGATAATCGCTGCTTTGTCTTACCGTCGCGTTTTTCCAGGTCGGATTGGGTCTGCCGTTATTGAGCGTGGAATGGAAACGTGACGGACAGGTAATGGTGTAGAAAACGGCGCAGTCACCGCGCATTTCCGCGATAAGCTCCAGACCTTTAACACAGGCCATCATCTCATTGCGGCGATGCGCCGGGTTGCTGCAGCTGGCGTTTACCACATCTTCCATGTCCAGCGTGTCGCCGTCTTCGTTCACCAGTTCATGAGAACGGAAAAACTCCAGCGACTTACGGCGCTGCTCACGTTTATGCATCACAGCTTCATAGCTGACATAGGGAGATGCTTTTTTGCTGACCAGGCAGACAGCACGCAACTGCTCTTCCCGCCATTCACAACGCATCTTCCACAATTTCCGATACCACCAGTCGGCGCACAGCATACGCGCCAGCGAGCCCGGAATGAGTTCATAGGGCACTGGTTTACGGCGGTTTCTTTTCCGACGGAGTTGCTCAAACGCAGGCGGGATGACATCCAAACGTAGGGTTTCCGCTGCCACCTTTTCCCATGTCTTGCGGATTTCTTCTGGCTTAACATCATCGGTGGCGTACAAATCACCACAAGCGGCATCAAGACACATGCTCATATGCGCAGCGACAAGGGTAGACAGGCGTTTCACCTGATCCTGACTCATTTCAGGCAGGATCAGCAGGCCGTCCAGCCCTTCATGGCTTGCCATAAAGCGAAAAGAAGTGGATAGCTGACTGTCGCGTACATGCTCCAGTCGTTCCAGACATGGCTTAATCGTCTCACGCAAATAGCGGGAATAAGCCTTTGGCCTGCCCAGGCTGCTGAAGTATTCAATACGTTGCATCAGCGGCTTGCTGATATGGGAAGGCTGGGCGTTGACGTCAGCCAGAATGACCATGTCTGGATTAAAACGCTGCTGCTCATGCGCCAGCTTTACCCGGCTAATGAGCTTATCCTGCTCCATTTCGCGCTGGACAGGATCACGGGATTCATTAAAGAAATAACGCTCCCAGACCTGCTCACTCAGTGCCTCGCGGCGCAGTTGTTCCTGCTCGTTATCGGCAGCATACAGAGTGATCAGGTTTGAAAGTGCAGACTCCGGCGCAACTTCCGCCGGGTCCAGATAAGGATTAATGGCCTTTTTCGGGCCGTTCCATGAAAATGATGCAGCGGCCTCGTTAAAGCCGCTAGAGTTGCTCATATCGTCATGACTCATACACGCACCTCGTACACAGCAGAACTATCTACGCCACGCGAAGGAGCAAATCCCACCCAGCAGCGCGCCCCGGAAACAGCAATGATTTCTGTTGCAGATTTACTCTCGCCAGCCGACACGCCGATGCTGCGTTTTGCCTTGATGTAGTGGTGAGTGAAATTGCGATACAGCGAACGAATCAGGGATGTGTCACTGTTAGAAACAATGACCGGATGACCTTCAGATGATCGATGTTCAAGAACGGATGCCAGGTGATACTGGTCATCCTTAGTGAAGCCATCAGTGTGATAGCCGGAAAACGTACCGTAATAAGGCGGATCGCAATACACCACATCCCCCGCCTTCAACATCGCCAGCGTTTCATCAAAGCTGGCGCAGATAAACGTTGCTCGCTGGGCTTTTTCTGCAAATTTGCGAATTTCTTTTTCAGGGAAATACGGATTTTTATAATTCCCATAGGGAATGTTGAAATGCCCGCTCTTGTTATAGCGACATAACCCACGGTAACCATGACGATTGAGATACAGGAAATATACCGCTTTCATGAAATCAGTAATTTCAGTGGAGTAATTAAACTCCTGCCTTATGTTGTAATAAGCCACCTCCCTGTTTGCTTCCTCAAATAAAGCTCTGGCACGAGATATAAACGCCTCGCAATCAGCAGCAACCTTTTTATAGAGGTTGATTAAATCAGGATTAATATCCGCAACAAGATAGCTGGGGTAATCCGTCTCTATCATCACAGCACAAGAACCCGCGAAAGGTTCAACCAGTCGCGGGCCAGCAGGAAGGTATTTTTTCAGTTCTGGCATAATGGCGGTTTTATTACCCGCCCATTTCAGGATGGTGCTCATACAGCACCTCCGTTGTAATGTTTGCCTTTCAGCTCTGCGATTTCCTGACAGGTAATGCAAAGCTGCACACCCGGAATGGCGCGACGTCGTGCTGGCGGAATTGGTGCTTCACACTCAATGCAAAGCACGCGGGATACGCCCGGCGTTTTGGCGCGGGCAGTACGGATATGACGCTGGCGTTCTTCTTCAACGCGCTGCTGTACGAGATCCATTGCATCAGCCATCAGTGGATCTCCTGCGCTTCGTTCTGGATTGCTTCAGCAGTCACACGCAGCAGTTCTGCCGCTTCGACGTGGTTTAGCTGGCGGGATGTGATATGACACGCCAGGCTATCAAGGCGAGCTGCCATTGCTTCAGCCCTTGCCCGGCGGTCTTCCAGACGAGCCTCTGTCAGTAAAATATTAAGCCCTGCATCATCCGGTCCGGTTTTAGTCGTGAGGGTTTCAATACTACGCATAATCAATTCTCCTGAATTTAGATAAAGGGATGCCCGGCGGGTTTACGCCATGAATTTCATTAGTTGGTTAATTCGGCATGGTTAGCCGTCTGGGAAATAAGCTCACCACTGCACGAAAATGATTCATTGCTTTAATCAGCTCCCGCTTTTCGTCAGTGGTCAGCTCATTAATGCTGATGCTATGACGTTCAGCTGGGATTTTTGCCATAAAGAATATGGCAGCCAGTGCCCGTTTATTTTGTTCATTATTGATATCCCGTGGATCACGCATATCTTTAATAAACCGCTCAAGCTCTGACTCAATATTCAGGCCAAATACTTTCGCCCTTAATTCCGCAATGTGATTAAGTCCGTTCAGGCGTTCACCGGGGCTTAATGGAACAGTCGCCGCAGCGCCTTCAATAGCCATTTGTTCCCCTGTTTTTTCGTAGATAGTTCTGCCAGCAATTCATCTTGTGAACGGCACGGATGCCAGCGTTTACCATCCTCACCCATGATCCAGCCGTGCCCGTAGTGCATTGCCGGACTTTGTTTTACCAGCAGCGATGCAAATGATGGTTCTTTCGTCAGCATAAGCACCTCACAGCAAACCGAATGAAGCACCGAGGCCAGTCACGGTATCAACTGCACTCGCCATCGCAGGATTAGCCTGTAAACGGGCCTGCAATGAAACAGCGGCCAGCGCCATCAGTCGTGTTACAGAGTTAATGCTGCTGATAGCATCACGACGACCTGCACTGGTTTTTACATCGCCAGATACCGCACCTGCTGCAACACGCCCGATCTCTGCGGTTGCACTCATGACGTAATGTGGCAGTTTCTCTTTTGCCACCTCATTAATCGGTACACATGGCAGACAATGAATCTGTGCCAGAAAACCATCTACCAGCGTTGAATCTTCAGTCAGATCGGTAAGCAGCCAGATTTCTGGTGCGGTTAATAAATGAGGTTGAGCTGGGTTCAGCTTGTTCCGCAGAATCTGCACATTCATGCCAGCACGTTCTGCCAGTTGCACCAGGTTGTGGCGCAATGCGAATGCACGACAGGCTTCATCAAAATGTGGATGTTTGGAAACTTGGTAATCAAACATGGTCGACACCCCTGATGCATCCCAAAATGGAACTAGTTGAATACAACATTGCAATCAGTAAGTGCATCAACGGTAAGAGCAGCAAGGTTGATCATCACCTTTTCTCTTTTCTTGTCTTTCCGAAGGCGATGCCGAGGGATGCGACCGTCAGCCAGCATATCGTTAATTGTGTCGATTGAAAGACCAGTAAGTTCGCTATAACGCTCAATTGTGACATGTGGCGTATTCAGGGTTATTGAAATGTTAGGGGTCATGATGCAACATCTCCTATTGGCTTGTGGTGAGTCAGTTTTAATCGTGGCTTCAACTTCACATTTCGGAGAATAGGATCACAAATCGGTTATGTCAACACACGAAATCACATTTCGCCATGTGGACGAAAAAAAGAAATCCTTAATCATGCAGAATCGCGGAGGGCAATCGGTTATAGCTCGGATACTGAAAGCCTATGGTTTTTCTTCCCGACAAGCATTCTGTAATCACCTAGGTATATCGCAAAGTACAATGGCGAACAGGTATGCCCGTGACACTTTCCCTGCTGATTGGGTCGTTATCTGTAGCATGGAGACTGGAGTGCCGGTCGAGTGGTTGGCATTTGGCACTGATACAGAGAAGGGAAGAATTACAAATAATGCAGAAAAAAGTCACAACAATTGTGACAGCAAGCATCAACATCTCAATAGAGAACAAGACATCCAAAATGAGAACTTTTTTACTATTAACCAAGGCGGAAAAGCAGCAATAGAGCGAATCGTTTTGGCTTATGGATTTAAGACAAGACAAGCTTTAGCTGATCATATTGGTGTATCAAAAAGTACATTAGCCAATCGTTACATGAGAGATACCTTTCCTGCTGACTGGATTATTCAATGCTCACTGGAAACTGGTGCTTCATTAACATGGCTAACCACTGGTAACGGGGCAATGTTTGAAAAGCCTCGAATCAATACTATCACTATCCCATATCATAAAATAATTGATGGATCTCTTGCTCAAGAAACCGTTTTGACTTTTGACTCTAAGTTGTTAGAAGGAACCTTTCTGCAACCTTTAGCAGTATTCATTGATGAGGAAATATATATTGTAGAATCAAAATTTAATGAAGTTACTGATGGCAAGTGGCTTGTGAATATTGAAGGGAAAATAAGCATCAAAGATTTGACTCGCATACCCGTTGGTATGGTTAAAGTTGTAGGCACTAACGCAAGTTTTGAATGCTTACTTACTGACATTATCGTTTTGGCAAAATGTAAAAGAGTTTTTACTAAAAATGTATAAAGAGAAACATCATGACTGAACCAACCAATAAAGATAGCGAAATAAAAAAACACCTATTAGACTTGCTTAATTCACAGTCTGAAAATATAGCAAAACACTTCTACTCTCATATAAAAAACTTAATAGAAGCAGGAGAGTTTTCTGAAGCTCATAATAACCTAGCACTAATTGAAAAATACATGACTAGGCCACAGATGGATGAAGAACCCAATATAAATGAAAATGAAACTAATAAAAGAAAAAATGTAAAATCACTTGAACCTAATAATTATGTAGAACATATAATACAATTAGAAGAACGAAACAGCATATTAACTCTACAGTTAGAGCATTATACTCAGGATCTTAATAGAAAAAACGCAATAATCGAAAAAAACGTAAAACAAGTTAATTCTTTGATTAGTGAAAATAAGGAACTCCGTAGCCAAGTACAGCAACAAAGAATCGATGAAAAAATCCCCACCTATGTTAACGATGTTAAATCAGATCTTGCTAGTGATGACAAACATTTTATATTGATGTCTATTATCTGGTCTATTGCTGGGGTATTTTTTGGCTTCCTTGCGGTAATATCTGCTTTTTTTACATTATACATGAACTTAGATTTAAAAAATCTCACTAACCTTCAGTTAATATATATCTTCACGCGAGGATTAGTTGGAATCGCCATTCTTTCATGGCTATCATATATCTGCCTTAGTAACTCAAAAAAGTACACACATGAATCGATCAGGCGAAAAGATCGTCGACATGCTTTGATGTTTGGTCAAGTTTTTTTGCAGATATACGGTTCTACAGCAACTAAAGAGGATGCAATAGAAGTCTTTAAGGATTGGAATATTTCAGGTGACTCTGCATTTTCAGGTCAGACAGAGCAACCACCGAGCTTTGCGTCATTTTTGAATACAATCAAAGACAAAGTTAAAGTAACTGGAAGTGATAAAGAAACAGATTAATCATGAACATGTATGCTCCTAAGTAAAAAATACATTGAATGTCGCGGTAGGGATACCCGTTACCGGATACCCCCCGCACAGATCCCGGCGTGCGCGATTTACGCACCGGGCTCCTGCCTCGGGTGTCTGGCGGTGAACCGCTCCACAGGCCATGGATGAAGAACCCGAACCCTTGGTAGCCATGCGGCTGCCAGTTTGTTTGCTTTCGTCCAGGTCGTATCATCCTTCTGGCTCCTGCGCCTGAGCGCCCGGCGCCAGAGGTTTGTTACGTGTGTCCTGAACTTCTGCATGGTGGGGAAGTTGCCCGGTACCGAGTGATAGTTCAGGTATCCCTGAACCACTCTCCTGAGCCATTTTCCCTGTTCGGGGATTGAGTAATGCCAGCGCCTTCGCAGACCGTCTTTGATGGCTTTCAGAGTTGCCGTCATCCGATCCCGGCGGGTCTTTCGTATCAGCATGAACCTGCCGTTGCGATCTTTCCCGCTGATGTGCGTGAACCCGAGGAAGTTGAACGTTTCTGGTTTGCCTTTTCCCCTGATGGCACGGTTTTCGGCAGCGAAGCGGCCGAACTCCATCAGACGGGTTTTCTCCGGGTGAACCGTGAGTCCGAACTCCCTCAGTCTGCGCTGCATGGCTATACGGAAGCGCCGGGCATCGTATCGTTTGTCGAACCCGATGACGATGTCATCGGCGTATCTGACCATTACCACATTGCCTGTGGCATAGCGACGTCGCCACTGATGCGCCCACAGATCGAAGACGTAGTGGAGGTATATGTTTGCCAGCAGCGGTGAGATGACCGCACCCTGTGGGGTGCCTTCCTCCGTTGCTCGCCATTGACCCTCCTCCGACGTCCCGGCTGTGAGCCACTTACGTATGAGCCTGATTACCCTCCGGTCGCCGATCCGATGCTCTGTGAACCTGATCAGCCATTCGTGGCTCACCCTGTCGAAGAACTGACTGATGTCGGCATCCAGTACCCAGTTTACGTTAGTGCGTACCAGCCCTGTGGCCAGTGCGTCCAGTGCATCGTGCTGGCTTCGCCCGGGTCTGAACCCGTATGAGAACCCCATAAAGTCGTTTTCATAGACTGCGTTCAGGATTTTCACCAGCGCATACTGGACGATCTTGTCCTCCAGCGAGGCGATGCCGAGCGGGCGTTGTTTTCCATCCGCTTTTGGGATGTAGTGACGCCTGCCGGGCTGCGCCCTGTAGCTGCCCTGATGTAGCCTCCGGTGCAGATCTGTTATGTTGTTCTTCATGTTTCCGGCGTAGTCCATCCACCTGATGCCATCCACTCCGGCGGCCGCTTTCCTGCTCAGGGAGAGGAATGCGGCTTCCAGTGCTTCGACTGTCAGCAGGTGGAACAATGCTGTAAACCGTTCTTTCTTCCGCTGCTTCGCAGCTTCCCGCACGCGTGACAGCCTCTGTGACATGCTTTCCCGGCTCTGTGTCCGGCGCATGTGTGGCTGTTCCGCGTTCCCCTTGGCCCCGCTCCTTCGCTCCACTGACTCCGCTCCTTTCGGGTTGTTCGCCTGCTTCGCCGCTACTATGAGCGAGTCCGACTTCTCCTCTCCGTACATCACCGGCTATGACTCCTCGTCTTCCCGGTGCGGGCCATCTCCGACACTGGCAGATGGTCAGAGGGGAGATCTCCCGGTTCCCGCGTAGAGATCGTATTGACATGCCAGGGTCTCAGACCCCGCCGGGTCCATGTGGCACTCGCAGTATCGCACCCTATGATGTTGCCTTCCGTTAACAGTACAACGTCGGCACCCGGTAATTTAATATACATTTCGTGGCTCAATGGCTGGCCTGTCAACACCCCTGTCAACGCTTCGCCCCATACCTCGCGGTATGCAACGCATGACTCGGGGACCTTGTGGATTGCTGGTCCTTCAATGGTCGGGGACTTTCACCCCTTGATCTCTAACCGGTCTCCCGGCGCACACTGTTTTTATATACAGTTAAATTTAGCCCTCTGATATGAGGGCTTTTTTTATGGCAGTACGAAAACTCACCACAGGAAAATGGCTTTGCGAATGTTACCCCGCCGGACGTAGTGGACGTCGTGTGCGTAAACAATTCGCCACCAAAGGCGAAGCTCTGGCTTTTGAGCGTCACACGATGGAAGAAACCGAAGCAAAGCCCTGGCTGGGTGAATCAGTGGATCGTCGAACACTGAAAGACGTGGTTGAACTATGGTTCAAACTACATGGTAAATCTCTGACTGCTGGGCAGCATGTCTATGACAAATTGCTGCTGATGGTTGACGCTCTGGGCAATCCCCTTGCAACCGATCTCACATCTAAAATGTTTGCCCATTATCGAGATAAACGACTGACAGGTGAGATCTACTTCAGCGAGAAATGGAAGAAAGGAGCCAGCCCGGTCACCATTAACCTGGAGCAAAGCTATCTAAGTAGTGTTTTTAGCGAACTATCCCGTCTGGGCGAATGGTCGTATCCGAACCCACTGGAGAACATGCGAAAATTCACCATCGCAGAAAAAGAGATGGCATGGCTTACCCATGAGCAGATTGTTGAATTGCTGGCTGATTGCAAACGTCAGGACCCAATTCTGGCACTGGTAGTTAAGATATGCTTAAGCACAGGCGCACGCTGGCGTGAAGCCGTAAATCTTACCCGCTCACAGGTGACCAAATACCGAATTACCTTTGTCAGAACAAAAGGGAAGAAAAACAGAAGCATCCCTATCAGTAAAGAGCTTTACGAAGAGATCATGGCGCTTGATGGGTTCAATTTCTTCACAGACTGTTATTTTCAATTTTTATCCGTGATGGAAAAAACGTCTATCGTGCTCCCTCGCGGTCAACTCACACACGTTCTGCGCCATACGTTTGCGGCGCACTTCATGATGTCGGGTGGAAACATTCTGGCCTTACAAAAAATTCTCGGACACCACGATATAAAAATGACTATGCGTTACGCACATCTGGCACCGGATCATCTGGAAACGGCGCTCCGTTTCAATCCTCTGGCAACGCTGCCAAGAGGCGACAAAGTGGCGGCAGCGGTTGGCATTACCCCGTAA